TTCGTCTCAATCGACGTAATGACCGACACTAAGTTTGAAGTCCTCACCGGCAACCTCACGGGAGCTGCCAATGCCTCGTCAGGCTCCGCGCACACGATCAAGGCTGGCACGACCATCGACGGCCTCTTCAGTGCGATCAAGCTGCACTCGGGCACAGTCATCGCCTACCGGAAATAGTGCCGTGAGTTACTGGCACGAACACCTCACGACCGTTGAGCGCGGCGCCCTCGGCACCTTTGCCAGCATCGGCAGCGCTGCCGTCAGCATGGTCAGCCAACTTGAGCTATACCTCCGAGTCGCCGGTCTGTGTGTCGGCCTCGCGGTCGGCATCGTCACCTTAATTTCGGTCCTTCACGACCTGAGAAAGAAACAGAAAGAACTAAACAAATGAGAAACTGGAAAACCTCACTCCTCGGAATCCTCACAATCATCGCCTCGCTCTCGACCGCTGGCCGCGAGTTCCTCGCCAACGGCAGCGTGCCTGACCTTGGCCTCATCTCCGCGAGTCTGCTCGCCGGTTGGGGACTGGTGATGGCGAAAGACAACAACGCGCGGCTCTAAGTCGCAAGTGATTCAGTGTTCAGTGGTTCAGTGATTCAGACTGCAAACTGATCAAAGACCGAAAACTGAAAACTCCGTCACGCCGATGAAAAGCAAAACCATCAAAGCCATCGCCGCCCTCATCCTACTCGCCGGGTTCGCCCTCATGGGCAGCGGCTGCGTGACGGTCGGCTACGACTTTGTGAAGCAGCAGGCAACCGTGACCGTCACACCGAGCACCAAAGGCTACGCGAAGTAAAACAATGTGGAAGTGGATCAGGAATCTGTTTGGCAAGAAGTCCGCGACTGGCCCAGCGCCAGCCTCGCCGAGCTTGCCATTAGAATCCACAACCGTCTCCACACCCGCAGTCAGCAAGGCTTACGACGAGCGCCGTCTCAACACTCCGAACAAAAGCGGACGCCCCATCACGCCGACCATGATCGTCTTGCACCACACATCGGGCAGCTATAACGGCTCCGTCTCTTGGTGCATGAACCCTGCAAGCAAAGTGTCCTACCACGTCATCATCGCCCGCAACGGCAACCGCACCGTCCTCGCCGACGATACGGCCCGCTGCTGGCATGCAGGCATCAGCTCATGGCAAGGCGCGCCGGACTGCAACAGCTATTCCCTCGGCGTGGCGTGGGACGGCGACACCTACAGCAACCCGCTCGGCGAAGCGGCCATGGAGTCCGCCATCCAATACATCATCCCGCGCATGAAGAAGTGGCACATCCCCATGTCCCGCATCGTCACGCACCAGCAAATCGCCCCCAATCGCAAGAACGACATCTCTCCCGCCGACGCGGCGCGGTTCAAAAGCAGGCTGAAGGCAGCGCTCAACTAATGGCATTAGAAAGTCCAGTGCAGCGCGACGGCGACAACGGCTTCATCGGCTTTGCCTCGCGCCTCAATCCTCTCACGCTTCCGGCAGGCATGTTGCAAGACTCGGTCAACATGCGTCTTGATCGCGGAGTCGCGCAGACCCGCAAGGGCAGCAAGCGTCTGACAGACACCATCGGCACGACCGGCGCCCCGCTGACATTGGATTTCACCCTCGGCACCGACAAGACCGTCACCTCGATCACCCGCGCTTCCACCACCGCAACCGTCACGGCGACCGCCCACGGATTCACGACCGGCGACCAGATCAACATTCGCGGCGCCGTGCAGACAGACTACAACGGCGACTTCATCGTCACTGTCACGGACGCCAACACGTTCACCTACACCGTCATCGGCAGTCCCGCGACACCGGCCACCGGCACCATCGTTGCCAACAACGGCCCCGAAGTCCGCGACAGCTATGACGGCGGACTGTATGCCGCAGGCGTTTTCGCCTCGCAAAACTACGACAACGCCAACGAATACATTGTGCTGGCAGGCAGCGATACGGCTACGCTCTACCGGCAGGGGCAGTCGCCGGTGGTCAAAACGTATCCGACCAGCCCAGCCGAAAAGATCGAAGGCACTGACACCGTATCGGTGGTGCAGGCATTCGACCGCCTCTACATCCTCCGCGAAGCCGACCGCGCCGTCAGCGGCTGGGAGCAAAAGCTCACGACCGCTTCTGGCATTACGGTCAGCACGACCACGGCCACCATTAACGTCACCGCCCACGGCTATCCCGAAGGCGCCCGCGTCCGCATCGAAGGCAGCACAACGCCCGCATTCGATGGCCACGAATACGACATCACAGGCATCGCCACCGACTCTTTCACGATCACCGTTCCAAGCGGCACCGCAACCCACGCCGCCGCTGGCATCAAGGTTCGCCGCGTGAAGTCCCCGATCTACTGGTCCGGCGACAGCGGCAACTTCGTCCGCGCCACCGCAGGCGTTCCGGCCGAAGGCGTCACCTACACGCGCATGCCGAGCATCGGCTGGGCAAGCTACCACAACAACCGCATGTGGATAGCGAAGGAGCGCAACACGGTTGGCATCAGCGATGTTCTGGACGCCGACCTCTACGATCCGTTCTGGAACAGCTTCCGCGCAGGCGCTGGCGGCGATGACCGCATCGTTGCCGTGCATCCATGGATCGAAGGGCAAGCCCTCGTCTTCTGCCGCAAATCCATCTGGCTCGCCACCCTCGGCCAAGTGTCGTCCACAGATGGCAGCGACTTCAGCGTAGACACTCCGGTGTCGCAGCTCACGCTCCTGACCAACGAGATCGGGTGCAGTGCTCGCAACACCATCGTCACCGCTGGCAGCTTCGTCTTCTTCCTGAGTGACGCTGGCATCTACCGCCTTGACAGCCGCCTCGACCTCAAACTTCGTGGCGATACGAAGCCGCTCTCGGAACCCATCGCCGACCTTTTCAGCCAAGTGGTGCAGAGCCGCGTAGAGCGCAGCGCCTTCGGAATATGGCATAGTAACCGCTATCTCGTCGCGCTGCCGACCAGCGCCGACCCGCTTGATGGCAACCAGCTCGTCGTCGCATGGAACGCCCTGACAGACACATGGGAATACCGCGACACCTATCCCAGCTCGGCCAGCGTCAACCAGATCCTCGTCGGCACCTACGACAATCAACGCCGCGTCTTCTCGGTGCCGCGCTCCGGCAACCTCTACTTGTTGGAGCAAGAAGACAGCGCATTGGACGACAACGCGGTCAACGCAGGCACCAGCCCCATCACCGGCAGCATCAAGACCCGCCGCTATGATTTTGGCGACATGCACAGCAAACGGTTCCTCCGCACCATCGCCGATGTGGTCATTCCTGCCAGCGCCAGCGTTTCGACCAAAATCAACACGATCAACCCTGACACGACCACGACAGTCGGCACGCTCACCAACAGCAGTGCGGCGAGCGAAGACTACAACATGAAAGCGCCGGTGCGCTACAAAGCGCACAGCGCAGAAGTCATTTACGAAACATCCGGTGGGCGGCCGGAAATAAGATCCGCCAGCATTGAGGCATCGCCCAAGTCGTTGCCTCCGACCGAAACCCGATCAGCAGCATAATTACCATGGCCTCCTACGCATACACCTTCACATCTGGCGACACCGTCACGCCGACCAAGCTCAACAACGCCCGCACCGTCAGCGAGATTGTCAATGCCGATGTCAGCGCCACTGCGGCGATCGCACACACCAAGCTGGCCAACATAACAGCCGGTCAGGTTCTGTTGGGCAATGCGAGCAATGTGCCGACATCCACGGTCTTGAGTGGCGATGTCACAGTCAACAGCTCCGGTGTCACGGCAATCAGCTCTGGCGTCATTGTCGATGCCGATGTCAATGCGTCGGCGGCAATTTCCTTGAGCAAGCTGGCGACCGGCGCCTTGCCGACCGCCATCACGGTTGCCTCGGCAAACTTGGTGGACGGAACCATCGTGAACGCCGACATAAACGCATCAGCGGCCATTGATCTCAGCAAACTTGCAACCGGCGCCCTGCCGACAGCTATTACGGTCGCTTCGGCTAATCTAGTGGATGGAACAATAGTTAACGCCGACATCAACGCATCGGCAGCCATTGCAGACACCAAGCTGGCGACAATCTCGACGGCTGGAAAAGTTTCTAATTCGGCGACCACAGCAACCAATGCCAACACCGCCAACGCCATCGTGGCGCGGGATGGTAGCGGAAACTTCTCGGCCGGAACGATCACGGCGAGCCTCACTGGCAACGTCACAGGCAACGTAACCGGCAACCT